ATTGTATGTTTCCATATCGTTGTTTAAATTTTCTATTTCAGCTCTGGTGTATAATTTTTTAAGGTCTAACATATCAGGGCAAAACTCTCTATTTTTACTATCTTTCGGTCCGCTATAACGCCACATTGTTGTAAGTCCTACTGCCTTTGGTTCGTTTATGTTTTCTGTTATTATTTCTATACCTGCTGCACCCTCAATATATTTTACATTTACTTTATTATTAAGTTGTAAATCTTCTATAATTTTTATTAATTCACTTTCGGATATATCTAATAACTCGGCAATAGCTTTAACGCTTATTTTTTCGTTTTCTTTTAAGATTTCTATTACCTTTTCATTTACCGTTTGTTCTGCAAATTCATAAGGTATATTTTCGTGTTCAGATACTATTTGATATTCACTTTCATTAACTCCAATAGCTTTAAATTTACTTATTAAAATACTATTAATGTCTTCATCTTTTAAGTAATGTGCAGATAGTTTAGTTTTATCAATTTGTTGTAGCTTTTTAGTAGCCCACGCAACACCCTCATCACCGCCCCAAGCTAACCACATCAAAGCTCCGCAATCATCTTTTGGGTTGCCCTTGCTGTTTTCTCTATGTCTTTCAAAACTTGACATTCTTGCTATGGTGTCCCTTGATATGTTTTCGCCATTGGCTAATTGATTTGCTCTTGTCCAGCCTACTGGTGTGCCGCACCCTAAATCATTTTCTTGTTTAATGTCTAATGCTCGTTTAGCGTTTTTTTTTGCTGCCTCTGGGTAATCGTTATAAGTTTCTGCCATTTGCATTTCTACTTGTGGCTTTACTTCTTCAATGCTTAATTTTTCTAATACTAATTTTCTTTTTTCTTCAAATGTTAAAACTTCATTAATCATATCCAAAGAAATTTCAATACCTATTGGCTCTAAATTTATTATTTCAATAGTACCCTCTAATTCTGGGGATATAAATTTAAGCATATAATTAAAGTCATCTTCTACTATTTGTTGTTTTGGTTTAACGTAAGTATTAGTGAAATGCTCCCAAGCTATTTGTAATTCACTTCTACCGCCTAATTCTCCTGCTGTTTTTAAACCAAATAACATAGGGCTTGATATTCTATGCCCTATAAAAATTTTATCGACTGTATCTTTTTGTAATTGCTCGTATCTTTTATCTAAATCGTTTCCGTTTAATGGAGTTACCATAGGAGGTGTAGTTCCTGCGTTTTGAAAGTTTAAAACTATCTCCCCTGCATTATCTGAATTGCTAAATTTACGTTTTAATTCTCTGTCAACTTCTAACTTTTCCTCTTCTTGTGGCTGCCCGTTAAAAAGAGTAATCATAGTACCTGCACTAAATCCACTTTTAATCTCGTTTAAGTGATAATTAGGGCATTCAATATCTGTTTCAATGCTTGTTACACAACCAATATATTCAGGTAGCGCATAGACTTGCATCTGTGGTCTATAATCGCTGATGTAAAGTATTTGTTCTCCTGTTGGATTTGTAGTGTCAAATGCTAATAAAGTATGCACATCGATTGGTTCATTATTAAATTTATACCAACGGTCTTTAATAGACATATCCCTTGTCCACTCATTAGATATGTAAAATTCTGTTCTGCTTTCGTTTGTTCTTATCGTATTTATAGGTTGTAATTTAATACTTGTTATTTTACCCTTTGCCCATTTAACCTTAAAAGCGTAACTGCCATAGATTACTCTGTCTAAAACTGATTGATTAAGTAATTCATTAATAGTTTGATACTCATTTATGCTTTTAAGTATCGCTTCTGCTTGTAGTTTCTGCGTACCTGTTACATTCTTTTTAACTTGGAAGCCCTTACCTGCTATATACATAGCTTTGCCGCTTACAATGGCATTGTGAACACCAGAGTTATTGAATAAATAACCCAAATAATCAGGGTAGTCATTTTGTTGTCCGTATCTAATCCACTTTTTATTCTTTTGCTCTCTAAATAAAGGCAGTTCGTTTGCATACAAAGGAAACTTTGAAAATACAAAAGGTTTATTATTGGTAGGCTTTTCTTGTTGCATTATTGGTATATGTATTTCTATCTGAAATTGCTGTGCTAAAAGTCATTAACCCTTGATAGATTACTTCATTAGGGGTTAAGGTAGCTGTTAATTGTTTATATATTTTAAATGTGTAATCTCCACCTATGGTAATTCCTATTTGGCTTATTAAATTGTTTGGGTTTGCCATTACATTAATTGAAAATCTTTTATAACGGTCAGGGTAAGCGCTTGTAGTTGGGCTTAAACACACAAACTTTTGCTTGGTAGTAATATTCTCAAATTCAAATAAATAAAAAGGCGCATCAATATCGGTAATATCTACTACATTAATTCCTGCGACCATTACTAACATATTTATACTATGTAATTTAATTTAAAATTTGAAAAAAAAACCCCCTTAAAATTAATTAAGGGGGTTGTTTAAACTATAAAACAATTATTATATTACTGCTGTTACTTGCGCTTGTGTCATAGTCAATGGATAGTCTAACTCATCACCACTGAAAGTTAAAGTAAAACCGTTCATATCTGCTGCTGCTTTACCTGTTTGCCCAACACCTGTTTCAAGGTCTAATCCACGGTAAGAACCATACAAACTGAATATTCCATTTGCATCTTTCACAATACACATTAAAGGCTTTTGAGCCAATAAACGTATCTCGTTACGTTTAGCAACCTCAAATCTATCTAATTGAATAGAAACTGAATGTTTAAGAAATCCGCTACCACTTGCAATATCGCCCTGATTTTCTGCTTTGGCTTCGCTGCCATTCTTTCTTAATTCATATTTATAGAATTTAGTTACACCAGTTAAGGTTATCGCACTTACAGAACCACTTGCCTCCGTTAGTGTCGCTTTATTTGATAATTCGGTAAAGTAAACTTCATTTACTCCGCCTATACTACGTCTGCAATCTAATACAAACCCAGTCGTTAATACACACGCCATATTATACTAATTTAAATTGTACTACCTCGTTTGGATATGCTATTTGAGTACCTAATTTAAAATCAATTTTAAATCTGATATTGTCAGTTTCTAAAACTTTGATTTGGAAATTATCCTCATCACTTTCTAAATCTGTTCCAATGAAAAAGTTAGAAGTTCTGCCTAACAATATTCTGTTAGTGCTATCTAAACCAAAGTAACGTGAAACTTTATATGGAGTTCCTGCTAATATTAATTCGCCATTCGCCATTGCTGCTCCATCAACTCCGTTATACCAAAACAAATTAGCTGCACGTAAAGCCATAACCAATTTATCGAAAGTATCACTACCTACCATAAATTCAACATCTGCTTTTGATTTCAATGCCGCAGGAAGTCTTAACCACATTGCATCTAATATAGCAATAATGTTACTTGCTGTGATACCTGTTCCACTTGTTACACCACCAGTATTACCAGAGATAGTAACCGCACTTGCATCGTCAACAATTTTTACAAAACCATTAAAGAAAGCATTGTTACCTGTACCTGTTGAAGTGTTACCTTGCCATAAAGCAGTTTCGTTAGCCTCTGCTATTACTGATGCTTTTAGGTTAGTGTAATCGCTTTCAAATGCTATTGCATCATAAACTGAACCTGCAACTAAACTTTGTTGTGTCCAATATGCTTCTAATTCTTTTGGACATAAACTTTCTGTTACGTTTACTTTTCCTACTGTCAAATTTCTTTGAGTAAAGGTTGTTGTTCCACTTGCTGTTGGCGCGCAAGTACCACCAGTTTGAAATACAACATCGGTTGACAATAGTTGTAATGCTTCTGAACTTTTAATACCTGTTTGTTTTTGGAATTTACTTGCTGTTTTACCCTCAAATATTGAGCGTACTAATAGCTGTTGGCTTGTTTGGTCAACGTAAGCGGTAAGACCTGCTACGTTGTATCCGAATTTTAATTTTACTGACATTTTATTTATTTTTTTAGATTGTTAATTGCTGCTGAAATACTTTGTAATTTTTCTTGTTTAGCTTGTCTTGCTATTCCTTTTGGGTCTTGTGTTGGAGTTGTTGAAACTTCTTCGATGCTTCCTAATTTCTCAATTAAAGAAAAAACACCTTTAAAGTTTTCGTTGGCTCTTAAAAGTTTAGTTTCAAATTCTGCAATTTTTTTGCTGAATTTTTTTTCTGTTTCAATAACTGCGTTTGAAATTGCTAATGTAACTTCTTCTGCTGTCATTGCTGCTACTTCCACAGTTTCTTCTACTTTTTCAATTTCGGTTACATAACCATTTACAATAGTTATTTTAGTTCCGTCTTCGATTTCGTGGTCTCCGTCTGGTGCAGATACA